ATGCAGAGGAATTCAGATCACAGGTCAAAGACACTTGTCGAAAAACCATAAGGGGATTGAGAAAGACGGCAATATTTTTAAGTGGTGGTTTGGACAGCAGTATGATCACACACGAGATTGCACAACTGATGCCCAATGTAACTGCATACACCAATAGGATTGATCCTTGTCCCGATGACAAAGAAGACTTCAACAGTGACTGGCGTTGTGCTGTTGAACTGGCAAAAAAATTAAACATTGAACATCACACCATAACCTGTACACCTGAAACATGGCGTGATTACTTGTATCTCAGTGTGCAAAGTCTGGAAGAACCTTGCTACAATCCTTCATTGCCCATGTACTATCAGACCAACAGATACATGGCAATGGATGGAGTGGTTGTGACCATTGCAGGTGACATGGGAGATGAGACATTGGCAGGATACAAAAAATATTCACAGATGCCACCTATAGGCACATACCGTGAATTGGTTGCACACTGGATGAAACGTTTGAGTCAACCACCCAGAGTGCCTTGTGCATTGACATCAGATCAACTGCTGAAGGTTTTGATGACGGATGTGTTTGATGATGCACAATTCAATCCCGTGGATCCTGTGAACAGTTTCATGCTGTTGGACATCACAGCAAACTGTGCCGCAGACTTCTT